CACCCACGCAAAGCAGAACCCACCCAAACCTGTTTGTGTGCGACCGCGAAACTTATGCATCCCTAACACATTGGTTTTTGTGATGGGCAGACCAACGAAACCCATTGAACAGCAACGACGAAATGGCAACCCGTCGAAAAGAAAATTGCCTGCACCAAATTTGGTTGTTGCTCAGGCTGCCAATGTTCCCGAACCAATTCGTGCGTTGGGTGTTTCGGGGAATGCGTTTTGGAATCGTGTTTGGGCGCATGGCAAATCGTGGATTTCCCCAACCACAGACATGGACATTGTTCAGTTGATCGCAGAACAAATGGATGAACGATCATTGTTGTACCAGCACATTTTGCGTCAGCATCAACAGGGGATTGTTGATTGGCAGGTTCGTTCGCAGTTGCGCAAATTGGATTCTGAAATTCATCGTGGTTTGGCATCGATTGGGTTCACGCCTGAAATGCGTACGCGTCTCGGGTTGGCCGAAGTGCGAGCGCAACACGCAATCGAATCGTTGATACAGCGCAGGAAATCGCATGGCTCAGCGTCGTAAATCTGAAGGCAACGATGTGATTCAGTTCATTGAATCGTGTTGTCGTGTGACCAAAGGTGCTGACGCTGGTTCGTTGATTGAATTGCGATCCTGGCAAAAAGCTTTGATGCGTGATTTGTTTTCGTTGCGTGATGATGGGTTGCGTCAGTATCGACGCGGGTTGATTGGGATGCCACGCAAAAATGGGAAATCAACATTGGCATCAGGGATCACATTGTTTGGTTTGATCGCTGATGGTGAACCTGGTGCAGAGGTTTATTGCGTAGCTGCATCACGCCAACAGGCACGAATTGTGTTTGACACTTGTCGTGCGATGGTTGAACAAGATCCTGTGTTGTCGCAGATCGTGAAGGTGTATAGATCGCATTTGGAAGTTCCATCAACTGGTTCGGTCATGCGTGTGTTGTCTAGTGACGCTGGTTTGCAGGAAGGGTTGTCACCACACATGGTTGTGTTAGACGAACTACACGCGCACTACGACGATTCAATGTGGAATGTGATGACGCTCGGTAGTGGTGCTAGACGCAACCCAATGATTTTGGCCATCACAACTGCTGGTGTTCGGACTGATCGACATGGCTACGACACAATCGCATATCGTTTGTATCAGTACGGGAAGCAGTTGCAGTCAGGTGAAAAGGTTGACGATTCATTTTTTTTCCGTTGGTGGGAAGCACCTGAAAACGCTGATTGGAAATCTGTTGATGCTGTCAAAGTCGCCAACCCTGCGTTCGATGACTATTTGATGTCTGAAGATTTTGAGGTGTCACGACGAACCACGACTGAGGTTGAGTATCGGATCAAGCGTTTGAACCAATGGGTGCAGTCCCACAACCAATGGTTGCCTGATGGCGCGTTCAAATCGTGTGAAGATACGACGCTGGAATTGCCACCACCTGAGACTGAAATCATTGTTGGGTTTGATGGTTCGTATTCGCGTGACGCAACAGCAATTGTTTGTTCCACTTTGGATGGTCATATATGGGTGGAAGGTTTGTGGGAACGACCACAGCACGATGACGAATGGCGCGTACCAATCGACCAGGTCATGGATGCAATCAGGAACGCGTGTCAGAAATGGCGTGTGATGGAAATTGTGTCTGATCCATATCGCTACGAACACCAACTGCAAACACTTGAGGATGAAGGATTTCCTGTGTTGCGTTTCCCAACGAACAGCGCGCAACGAATGGTTCCTGCGTGTGGTTCGTTCTATGACGCGATCACAACAAACCAAATCAAACACAATGGTCAGTTCGCATTGTCACGACACATCGACAACTGCATTGTGAAGGTTGATCGTGCCGGCCCGCGCATCACAAAAGAATCACGACAGTCTGAACGCAAGATTGACGCAGCAGTAGCTGCCGTGATTGCGTATAGTCGTGTGGTGTACCATCGCCAAAGGAAACCACAAAATGTTCCATCGATCACAGTCTGGTGAATAATGGGTTTATTCAAAAAAGAAAAACGAGCGTTGCCACCGAGGATTGACCCGTATCAAATAACTGGTCGCCCTGCTGGCGTGAACCTGTCAGGTGAATTCGTTGACGACGACACCGCATTAGGGATGTCATCAGTCATGGCGTGTGTTGGACTGCTCGCTGATTCTGTTGCATCGCTACCGTTGCGCACATTTCGTTTGATCGATGGTCGCAAAATTGAATTGCCATTGCCAGCATTTATGAAAAAACCAAACGATGACGATTCAACATTTGAGTTTTTGCATACTTGCATTTCAACATTGGCGTTGAATGGAAACCTGTTTTTGTTTGCACCACGATCATCAACAAATGAAGTTCTTGAAATGCGTGTGTTGCCAACACGACTGGTCATTGTGTCTGTTGAAAATGGCGAGAAGGTATACAGGCTGAACGGGAAAATTCTTGAGGACATCCACCATTCGCGCTGGTGGCCGAGACCAGGATCGTTGTTGGGATTGTCGCCACTAGAAACACAACGCAACACAATCGGTTTGGCAATGGCAATGGAACGATTCTTGACATTGTGGTATGCCGAAGGTGGCACACCATCAAGCGTGTTGGAAACTGAGTCTGTGTTTACTGAGGAACAAGCGCGTGTGTTGCAGTCCACATGGGATGAATCACATCGTCAGCGTCGCCGGCCTGCGGTGTTGTCAGGTGGTTTGAAATGGAAACCCATCACGACAAGTGCTGCAGATATGGGACTGTTGGAATCTCGTGAACATCAAGTGCGTTCAATTGCACGCGTGTTTCGTATTCCATCGCACATGATTTTGGCGCAAGGCGATTCGCAGACATACCAAAATGTTGAATCAGCAGGTATCGATTTTGTTCGTCACACGCTCATTCCTTGGTTGACACGCATTGAAAATTTGTTGACTGAACTGTTGCCACCTGAAGTGTATGCCCGATTTGATACTGAAGAATTGATGCGTGGCGACATGATCACGCGTGTTCGTGCGCAACAGGTTCAGATCATGTCAGGTACTTTGACACCTAACGAAGCGCGTCACCAACTCGGTTTGGAACCGTATTCAGGTGGCGACGATTTCGTGATGGCGTTGCCTGGTGCGCCTATGGCGAACCCAACCAACGACACCCAATTGGGTGTCGATCAGGAACCACCTGTGTGATTGAGGAACTATGACTGCATCAAATTTCGCTGTGACAATTACAGACACACCAACATTGATTTTGGAAGCAGACAACATCAACAAACCAATTTGGTTGCAAATCATTGGGAATCAGACTGTATACATTGGTGACAATTCTAGTGTCAGCACATCAAATGGTTTTCCGTTGGTCAAACATTCAGCACCATTGCAAGGTGGGTTGGGCATTGGTCAACCTTTGTATGGCATATGTAGTGCTGGACATACTGAACAAATTCGTGTGTTCGCGGTGCGTGATTGACAATGCCGTATCAAGTTGTGAACGATGCACCCAATTGTGGTGGGTTCGCTGTGGTGAAGGTTGGTGAAACCAATGCCATTGATGGTGGTTGTCATCAATCTGAGTTTGACGCAATCGCTCACATGAATGCGTTGAACATTGCAACTGCTGATGACCAACGCGCTGTTGATCTAACACCAACGACATACATGATTGACAATTGCAAACGCGGTTTGGAATATCACCAACAAGGCAAATCAGGTGATGGACTCAAACCACAAACAGTTCGTGATGCAAATAAGATTGCTGCCGGCCAACCATTATCGATTGACAAACTGACACGAATGCGCGCATGGATCGCACGACACATGGTCGATCTAGAAGGCGCACCAAACCCAAATGACAAGGAATATCCATCACCTGGTCAGGTGGCGCATTTATTGTGGGCATCAGGAACGAATCGTGAACAAGCACAGAAAACATATGATTGGTGTGAAACAAAAATGAATCAGATTGAAAACGAACAGAACAACCAAAACAATGGTCAGGAACTGCGTCAGTTGCCACCGTCGTATCGACCGAGTGCATCAGAGGATGTGCCTGTGGTTAGACCATCGTGCATGAATTGTGAATATTCTTGCGCTGTAGTTGACCTAACACAAATGGTCACCATCACTAGCTGCAAACGATGGAACGCTGAAATTGCGTTGGATCAATACTGCGATGCATGGGAAGCCAAAGAAGAATCCGAACATGAAATGGAATCTGAAATGGAAATGGAATCTGCAATGCAGTCTGAATCTGATGATGTTGAACAAATCATGGAATACGATTCCCAACCAACATCCACATGGGTGACACGATCAGTTGACGACAAACGATCATTGGCATTCACCAACATTGAATGTCGTGCGATTGGTGATGGCAACACGCTGGTGGGATACGCATCAATGTTTGACACACCCAGCCACGATCTAGGTGGTTTCACCGAATATGTTGCGCGTGGCGCATTCACCAAAACATTGAAGGATGGTGCCGATGTGCGTTTGTTGATCGACCATGAAGGTGCGCCACTAGCACGAACCAAATCAAACACAATGCGTTTGGTTGAGGATGAACGCGGTTTGCGTGTTGAGGCTGACCTAGACCCATCAAACCCACGCGCTGCAGAGATCATCAGCGCATTGAAGCGTGGCGACATGAACCAAATGTCGTTTGCTTTTCGTGTGATTCGTGACGAATGGTCAAAGGATCGTGCCACACGCACATTGAAGGAAGTTCGACTGTTTGATGTTTCCGTTGTGACATTCCCTGCGTACGAAGCGACCATTGCTGAAATACGAAACGCGAGTATCGTTGACAACGATGATCCTGTTGTGAGTAGACTCAATTTGAGGAAACGCCAGGTGCAAATCGCCACGATTCTGAAGTAGTCGGATTTATAGCCGTGACCACATTTGTGGCCACACTATGAACACCACTCATGCAAACAATCAGCCCATTGATCCCATGAGGAGAAAAATTATGTCCATGTCCAATCGTTTGACCGAGCGTCGTGATGCTCGCGTTGCAGAATCGCAGACCATTTTGGATGCTGCTGAAACTGAAGCGCGTGATCTGACTGCTGAAGAAGACAAGCAAATTGCAACCATCATTGATGAAGTTCGTGCGCTTGACGCACAGATTGCAAACGCTGTTGAAACTGAAAAGCGTTCCGCTGAAGCGTTAGAAGCACGCAAAGCAATCGACAGCGAATTGCGCGGTGGCGCAGTTGTCAAGAATGAAGCCCGTACCTATGCACCCAACGGTGGTCACGATTTCGTCGGTGACGCATTCATGGCACAGGTTCGTGGTGATTGGGAAGCCATGCAACGCATTCAGCGTCACCAGCGCGAGGAATCAATCGAGCGTCGTGCTGTTGGCACTGGTGCGTTCGCTGGTCTAGTTGTTCCGCAATACCTGGTTGATCTCGTTGCGCCGAAGGCCCGCGCTGGTCGCCCATTCTTGGACAGCGCAACCACGCCACACCCGTTGCCCATTGAAGGTATGTCACTCAACATCAGCCGAATCACGACTGGTTCAAGCACTGCAGTTCAAGCATCAGAAAACTCTGCTGTGTCTGAAACCAACATGGATGACACGCTGTTGACGATTCCTGTCATCACCGTCGCCGGCCAGCAAACTGTTTCGCGTCAGTCACTTGAGCGCGGAACCAACCTTGAACAACTCGTGATGGGTGACCTTGTCAAGGCATGGCACACATCATTGGATTCGCAAGCAATCATTGGTTCAGGTTCAAGCGGTCAGGCAAAAGGTATCTACACCGTTCTTGATGGTGGCGCAAATGAGATCACCTACACCGACGCATCACCAACTGTTGCTGAGTTGTATCCCAAACTGGCTGACGCAATTCAGCGCGTTCAAACCAACACATTCATGCAACCAACACACTGGTTGATGCACCCGCGTCGCCTTGCTGCATTGCTTGCTGGTGTCGATGGTCAGAACCGTCCATTGGTTGTTCCGTTGGCGAATGGCCCAATGAACGCTGTTGGCGTTGGCAATGGAACATTCGCATATGCGAACAGCGGATATTCGTTGCTCGGTTTGCCTGTGGTTACGGATGCCAATGTTCAGACCAATCTTGGAACTGGAACTGATGAGGATGTCATCTACTGTGTGAACGGTGGCGAAGCACACCTATGGGAAACCACTGGTGCGCCGATGTCGTTGAACTTTGATCAACCAAATGCTGCATCACTCGGTGTGCTTATGGTGATCTATGGTTACGCATCATTTACTGCGGAACGATACGGTGCTGTTGGTCATTCGATGATCACTGGTACTGGTTTGATCGCACCGACATTCTGATGTTGATTCGTGTGGTGGGCTAGTCACTCCGTTCTAGCCCACCACACACAAACCAAAGGAAAAATGATGCCATCAATTTCATCACTACTCGCTGAGCGAATCGGTTATGTGCGACGCAATCTGAAAGATCGTGTGCGCCAGGTTGATGACCAATTGAAAAAACTTGATCATGTTGTTGATGAAGTAGCTGCAATTGAACACAAGGTTGAAACTGCATCAATGCGCAAACCACGCAAGAAGGTTTGAGCGATGGCGATCACCAATGGGTATGTGACCCTCGCAGAAATAAAATCTGCTTTGCGCATCACCGATTCCATTGATGACACTCGTTTGGAAAAATGTGTTGAACGCGCATCACGATGGGTTGATCAGCAATGTGGTCGATTCTTTTACCAGCAGTCAGGCACATACGATTTCACGGTGATCAATCCGTACAAATTGCGTATATCTGATTTGGCGACTGCAACAGGTTTGGTTGTCACCAGCGACGACGACAACAACAATTCGTTTTCAGGTACTTGGACAATCAACATTGATTTCAATTTGATTCCTACTGAATCACCTGTGTATGGAAACCCATTCACATTCTTGACTGTGATTGACAACACTTTTGTTCCTGATACGCGTGTGCGTGTTCAGGGAACATTCGGTTGGCCGGCAGTACCTGCACCAATTTCTGAAGCAACATTGTTGTTGGCAATCAGATTGTTCAAACGACCTGATGCACCGTTGGGTGTCGCAGGGTTTGGTGAAATGGGTGCGGTCATGGTTCGTGGGACTGACCTTGATGCGCGTGCATTGGTCGCACCGTACATTCGTGTGGGTGTCGCCTGATGCCTGCGAACATCGCCAACCTGCGCGCTGGTCTAACCACACGACTACAAACCATCAGCGGTTTGCGTGTCTATGAGTACATACCTGGCACACCCAATTTCCCATGTGCAGTCATTCGTTTGAATCGTGTTGGGTACGATTCCACGCTCAGTCGTGGTTCAGATGAAATTGATTTTGTGATCACAATGGCTGTTGGTCGTGCTGATGATCGTGTTGCACAGGTATCGATTGAAACATATTTGGCTGGCACAGGATCGTTGTCAGTCAAAACAGCAATTGAGAATGATCCAACATTGGGTGGTGCTGCACTCAACACTCGTGTTCAAGAAGCACGAAACATTGCTACCGAGGATCGTGGCGATGGGCTATCGTTTCTCACAGTTGATTTCGCTGTGACCGTGATTGCGTAAGGATTCAAAATGCCATTCATCAATTCCAATCAAACCACAATGTTGTACGGGACAAATGCGCTTGCTGCATATCTGCGAACTGTTTCGCCTAGCGCATCAGTTGAAATGCTTGATGTCACGACGCTGGCTGATACGACAAAAAAATTCACGCCAGGTTTAGAGGATTTCACGCTGAGCATCGACGGACTGTTTGATACTGATACGGCTGCAGGTTCGATTTGGGCGAACATCACAACTGCGTTGAATGATGGAACGACTGTTGCGACAAGTGTTGCGCCATCAGGTTTCGCTGTGGGCAATAGTGTTTGGGTTTTGCCTGCACAAGAAATCAACTATGAAGTTTCAAGTGCAGTCGCTGATGTGGTTGGATTTTCCATGTCATTCGGCGCAGGTTCGCCGGCCAATATTGGTGTCAGTCTTGCAGACCTATCAGCGATCACAGCGACTGCAAATGGCACTAGCGTTGACAACAGCGCAGGCACAACCAATGGTTCAGTTGCCCAAATCCATGTCACCGATTTCAGCGGTACATCACCAACCATGACTGTGATTGTTCAACACTCAACGAACAATTCGACATGGGCAACATTGGGAACATTCACGGCTATCACAGGCAAAACATCGCAGGTGATCACCACAACAGGGACTGTCAACCGTTATGTGCGCGCACAATATACAGTTGGCGGTACAACACCATCATTCACCTGCCAGGTTTCACTGGCTCGTTTGTAAAGGAAAAACATCATGGCATTCGTAGCTGCAAGAAATTCATCGTTCAAATTAGACAATGCTGCAGGAACATTGACAGACATCAGCGCATATGTTGATTCTGTTGGTGGTATTGCAAACACCACAGATATGTTGGACACAACTGTGTTTGGTTCAACATCAAAAACATTCCAACCAGGTTTGCGCAACGGTGACACGATCACCGTTTCAGGCAAATGGGATTCGACGCTGAACACTCAGATCACAGGATTGTTGGGTTTGTCAACATCGTCAACATTTGACTACTCGCCAGCAGGGACAACCGCTAGTTTGCCAAAAGTGACTGGCGAATGTTTCGTGACCTCGTATGAAGTGAGTTCGGCAGTTGCTGACCTCGTCACTTTTTCAATGTCGTTGCAGATAACTGGCGCAGTTACACACGGCACCAACTGATCATTGACTATCATGCGTCAATCGGCGCAATGATGATCGATCAATGGAAGGTGAATCGTGAAAAATTCGTGGCAAATCAAATGGGATGACCACACATGGACTGACGAAAATGTGTTAGGCGCACACCTAGTCGCTGTCGCTGATCTGCTCGGTGCAGATTCGTGGACTGCTGTCAGCCCTTGGACAGGTGTCAAGGCACTAGCTGCATGGTGTGTTGTGTTGTTGTCAACGACTGATTCGTATGATCTTGATTCAGCGTTGACTGCTGTTTATGGCGCACCTGGTGCGAAGGTTGTTGGCGCGCTATCGACTAGGGATTGATTATGCCCAACACACGAACATCATTTGATCTAGCAGTCAAAATCAAACAGATTGGCACAGCAGTTCAGCGTGGACAAAAAGACGCTGTGATGTCTGCATCAATGATCATCAAAAATGAGATTGAAGGCAATTTGGTTCGTGCAATCGGATCAGATCAACGAATGTCCAATCTGAAAAAACGGGCCGGCGCGCAACCACAACGATTGTCGTTAGGTTTCACAACCAAAGGTGTGAACAATCCAACATCATTGTTGATCGCTCGCGGTCCTTGGGGACTCGTCGAATACGGTGCAGTCAAACACAAAATTTCACCAAAGGTCGCTAAGACTGGAACAGGCAAAGGGATGTCACGCGCCAATCGCAAATTGGCCATACGCCAGCGTGAATTGGATATTGCGTTTGGTGCATCAGGTTTGTTCGCTGGCAAATCACCCATGCCCATTCGGGGGAGTTTCCGCTATCAAGTAGATCATCCTGGTTCACGAGGCAAATATCCATTCCACCGTGGTTTGGATTCGTCACGCGCTCGCGCTGTTCAAGAATTGCGCACAGTCGTGATGCGTACCACAGCGACTGTGATTCGTAGTGGTCGACAGGTCTATACATACGCAAGTGGTGAAACAGGGATGTATGCACCCACATCAATGTTCGGTGGTGACTGATGGCGACGATGACTGAACGCCTAGCGTTTTTGATTTCTGCGAATGCTGATCAGGCAATTCGTGCGTTTGAAAAGACTGCGAACTCTGCTGAAAAGGAATTGGGCAAGGCTGAAAACAAGATTGACAAGGTCGCTGGATCGCTCACCAAATTTGGTGGTGGTGCAATGGCGTTCGCTGGTATCGCTGGCAGTGCATTATTCAGTTTCGCAAAAGAGGCTGAGGATGCAGAACAGCAATCACGCAAACTAGGCAACTCAATTGAAAACGCAGGAACATTTGCTGAGGGTGCGCAAGGGCGAATGGAACAACTCGCCACAGATATTCAAAAAGTGACGACTGCTGATGGTGATGCCATCGTTGGGATGCAGTCGTTGTTGGTGCAGTTTGGTTTGACTGAGGAACAGATCAACAAAATCACACCATTGGTTGTCGACCTGTCGCAAAAAATGGGTGTTGATATGGACACCGCAGCGAAAGCAGTTGCAAAATCTGCGACTGGTTCTGAGGGTGCGCTCAAAAAAATGGGCATTCAAGTTTCCTACGCTGATTCTGAAGGATCAAAATTCGATGCAACGATGGAAGCCCTTGCAGGGACTGTTGGTGGGTTCGCTGAAAAAGAAGCAGAAACATTTTCAGGCAAGGTTGATCAACTCAAAATTTCGTTGGGTGATCTGAAAGAGGGCATCGGTGCTGGTGTCATCGATGTGTTTGGTTCTGTGGTTGGTGCTGCTACTGGCGCATCACAGGCACTCGCTGACATTGATCCGAAACTGCAAGAAACAGCAGGTCAAATTCTTGCTGTTGGTACTGGTGTGTTGGGTGTCGCTGGTTCGTTTTCATTCATGGCCGGCCAGGCGATCAAAATGCGTGATCGATTCATGGATGCGTCAGGTGCGCTGACTGGTTTTGGTAAGGGCGCAAGCATTGCTAGTGCTGGTCTAGTGAGTTTGTATGCGATCAGCAAGATATTTGATCAAACCACATCCGAAGGAACAGCAACATATCAATCACTAACTGACGCAATCAAAGAAAACAATGAAGCGTTGCGCATTAGTGGAATTCAAAAACTAGCTGCAAGCGATCCAAAAACGCGTGAGTATCTGACCACATTGCAAATGGTTGGTTTGACATTGGATGACCTGTCAGTTTTGTATGAAACTGGTGGTGGCAAGGCTAAGAATTTCAGCGACAAACTGGTGAGTTCATTCGGTACTAGTGAATCGTATGTGCAACAAATCAAAAACATCAATGAAGTTTTGGGATTGAATATCAGCACAACAGGGATGACTGAGGATCAGGCTGAGAATCTCAAAAACAAATTGTTTGATTTGAACGGTGTGTTGTTCACGACATGGCAGGGATTCAATGACAACACACTTGCGACTGAAGCAACTGCAGGTGCGTTGACTGGTGTTGCGACTGAAGGTGCAATCGCTGCTGATGCGCTTGATGATGTAACTGGCGCAACTGAAGAACTATCAAGCACATGGGAAGGTTTGCTAGGAATTTTCAGTCGTGAGGAAGCAATACAAAACATCAAAGACAAAATGTTTGAAGTTGAAGAAGCAATCGGAAAAGCTTTTGTGTCAGGTGCGCAAGAGGACATCGATGCTGCAGCGCAGGCTGTTCGTGATTTGTATGGTGATGTTGGCGATTACATCGAACAGGTTGGTGATATCCCTGACTACAAACAAACTGAAATTCTTGCGTTGTTGAACGATAACGATTACGCAGGCGTGTTGAAAATGTTAGGTGATCTAGAAAAAACACGAACTGCAAAATTGGATGTTGTTCCTGGCAAAAATCTTGTGTCACCTTTTTTCCATGACAGCGGTTTTTACAAATTGCCTGGTCGTGCTGGCGGTGGCCCGATTCAAGCGAATCGACCATACATTGTGGGTGAACTCGGTCCTGAAATTGTTGTGCCTAATTCGTCAGGGACTGTGATTCCGAACAACATGATTGGTGTTGGTGGTGGTGGTTCGTCGTCAACTGTGAATGTCAATGTGACATCAAGTGATCCACAAGAAGTTGTGCGAGCATTGCAACGATATGTGCGTTTATACGGCAGACTGCCAACAGGGATTTTGTAATGGCTACTGACACTTGGCAAGTTTCTATCGGCGCAACATTGTTCACCAGTAGTGTTATCTCAATGTCTTTTGATAAAGGCAGAAAATCAATGTATGACAATTTTGTTGGTGGTCACATCACGATCACATTGCGTAACAACACAAACCAATGCGGATCAATAGCAAAAGACGACGCGATCTATTTAGATGGAATCGGTCAATATCTAGTCTCAAACATCACATTCGATGAGGGCATTCTTGACGCTGAAGCAACCTGCACCATCACAGGGATTGATGCGTTATCAATCCTGGCTAGTTATGTGTCAGTAGCATCGTCGCCTAGTTTCCCACCTGTTTCACCAACTCAATACATTTATGATCAATGGCAGGCTTACGGCTTAGAGCCACCATATCTAGATGATGTTTTCACAGCGGTGTCAACAACCAACACGGCTTCAGGTTCAGATGGGACATTGTTAGATTATTTCAATCTATTGATGGCCGGCGAAATGGGAACGCTGCAAGGAACTCACAACACCATCAAAGCAATCCCATATGGTTACACAAAAACATCACAAGTGACATTCGGTAGGGCAGGCACAGCAGGCATCCCATACTATGAATTACAACGAGACATCGGTACGAGTGTCAGCGCAAACAGGGTGATCGTGGATTGGGTTGAAGGTCAATCAACCTATACGACTGGATTTTCAACATTCGTGAAAACTTATACGAAGTACACTTCATTGGCAGGTTCGTTGGGGACATCGG